TTCTTTTTAAAAAGTCAATTTCAAATCTCTTATCTAACTTAAACTTAGTAGATCTAAGATTAGGAAAAACAGGATCAGATTTTAAACCAACTTCACTAATATATTTATCTATATTATTTAAATTTTTATGAAATTTAAAAAAAGCTCTGGTATCATCACCGTATACCTCAACATGCATAAAATCAGCATAATCTTTTCCATATATTTTATAGCCGATAATACACCAGTACATTAAATTAGAATAACAATTAATTAATGAACCAGCTGGGTGACCAGACGGTTGAGATCTATTAAGTTCAATAACAATACCAGGTGGTAAAATGACATATTTAGTAACTACAGACATAATAAAACTAATAATAATATTATTATTAATTTTACTATCAGTTACACCGCTACATAAAATCGCAGCACCAACTTCTAGAAAGTTTGTATCTATATTTGAATCATAAAATGACCAATCAGCTTCCAAAATAAAATCATAATCAAGTGAGCGCTGAGTAAGCTTAGTAGCTTTTTTAGCATTAAACTCACCACACAAATTAAAGGTTTTATCCCAATCTGCATATCCAAGAATATAATTAAATTTTTGTGATATCCACATAAGAAGATATGTAATTGGAGATTCACATGTCATAACAACACGTGTACCTACTTCCTTAATATCATCACTGGAGCTGTCAATCTTAATATCCTTTTCTCTACCTAAGATTTTCCAAAGGTATAAATTTTTAAGGGGTTTTTTACATATTTTTTGCCATAACTTATATGCTACATTACGTGAAAGAGAGTCACCAAGATCTTTAGTACGACCAAAAATCTTTTCACTATAATGACCAGGATATGATTTTGGATTAATTCTAATATAGTCGAAAATCTCAATACCGCGTTCAAATGAACACTTAGGAGCAACAAACCATTTAAAATTAGAATAAGAAATAATTTTAATAATATAGTCACGAGAAATAAATTTTTCAGTGGTATTATCTTTAAAATATTCTTTTAAATGAGATGT